CCCCACAATAACGGCACGGGCTGGCGCACTCGTAGCCGTTGCCACTATCTACCCAGCACGCCTCATTCACGCTGTTACAGCCTAGGCATCTACTAAAGTGCCACATTTCCTTAATCATTAGTTGCCTGCCTTGCTTGCTAATAGCTCGGCCAGCTTGAGAGGGTATGGGTTAAGCGCGTATGAATAAATGGAATTGGACACCCAAGGCCTACCGCTGGCGCGATAACTTAATAGCTTGGGCGTGTTGGTCAATGGTGCTGGGCGTGCTTGCGCTATTCTTAATTAAGGCCACTAACTAAGATCGAAACGGCGAGAGCCGTCACACCGTAGGGCGGTGTCTGATGAGATCAGAAACAAGATAGGAAACTAACACAATGGCAACAGCTACACGCGAGACTTACCAAGGTTGGGCAAATCGTGAGACGTGGAACGTGTCTCTATTTATTAACAACGATTGGGCAGCATACGAACAGGCACGGGGGTTTATGGTGGACTATAAAGGGCGATCACCATTCCAAGATTTCACGGATGCCTACGGGTACATAAGCACTAGTGACGGCGTGCTATTCAATGACCCTAAGCTATCTAAGCGCGAACTCAACGCAATGATGCGAGAGCTACTCTAGCGCGGGTTAGTCAGGCACGGCGCGTTATCCCTGCCCCGTGTCTGGCTATCTGGTGCTAGGCCAGAACTTAACACGATAGGAAACTAATACTATGACGATAGAAAAAAATCACGCGGGCGCGTGGGTAATCTCCGACATAATCGGGGGCTACCGTGTAGCGCGTAGCTATTACGGATACACCAAGGCGCAGGCCGTGGCCTTATTCCGTGCAGATAGTAAGGCGGTGTGATCCTATGGAATGTCTAGAGTGTGGCACGGATACGATCACGGCGCACGGTATCGGGTGTAATACGGGCACGGGTAGCTATCAAATAGTAAAGGGTAACGCGATCATAGATCACGCCTTTAATGATGCTGGCCTGTACCAAGCATTAGGTGAGATCCGTCAGGAACTAAAGACACTAGCTGGCGTGCACGTTTACGATACTAACGGCACACGGCTAAAGGCTAAGGCCGTGGCAGACTTACTATACGATTACGCTTGGAATGGGGCTAAGTAATGATTACTAGGGTAACGATAGAGTTAGACATAGATAGCGACAGCTACGGCGATAGATCCGAGCTTGAATCGCTAGTCATTGACGAGCTATCCGATCTAATGCGATCCGACATTATGGCAGGGGCACGGGTAGACACGATACCCCTAGTCACGGGCGCAAGAATGGACATAGTGCCTAATGCTAACAATTAAACACGACATACTAACGTATGAACCATACCGCATAGTGTGCGATCATTGTGAGTGGGTATCCGATAACTACGCCAAGCTATCGCAGGTATCCGTAGCTATGACGGCGCACCTAAAGGCACGGCATACGCCAGACAAGATCCGCAAGCCAGCACCTACCAAGCCTAGCTTGGTGCTAGTGCGACACGCCGAATAATCAAGGGTACTTGACAAGGGTGGTAGAATAGAATTAGCAACAAATTGTTGCGAGCTCGATAGGAGAAATTATGAGCAAGCTAGACCCTTGGTCTACGGAACGAGGCCTTAACTACTGGCCTAACGGAGTTACCGTACACCTGAAAGAATGGTCTATGCCAGCGACCAGCTGGCAATGCCACCATTGCGGTATTGGTGCTTGGGAGGATTGGGATAACCCTGATCCTAACTGGAAACTACTCAATGGTCTAACTGGCGCACGCGAGCACGATTGTCTGCGCCCCTAGGTAACTAGTCTGCATCCCGTGTCACACGGCACGGGGTGCGGGCGGGCTACCTAGCCCACGGATTCAGCTGATCCGTTAATAGATAGGGATAGATAGGGGGTGCAGAATGGATACAAGGAAATTGTACCGTGAACAAGAGTTTGCTACCATTGACGAGATTAGTGAGCAGATAGCTCGCGACTATTACGGCAATGATCTAGCCAGCTTGATCAGTGTGTTTCAGGAATTGAGATACACGGTTGATGAGTGGCTAACCCGTGCCAAAGATAACGGCGTGGTAATTCCAAGCCATTGGTCGGAATAGTCTAGATGACTAACCTGTATCCCGTGTCGCAGGGCACGGGGTACGGGTGGGCTAGCTAGATAAGATCCGCTAGACTTTCATTGTGTCATAGGGGCACAATGGATACACAACGAAAGATAGGGGCAACACAATGCAATACCAATACGTTGTAATGTACGACACCCGCACCGAACAATGGCAGGTGGATGTAGACACGGCGCAGGATCTAAACGATAGGCTTATGTATGACGAGCTTACTAGTGAGTGGATCTATCCTGATGATTCAGAGTACGCCGTTAATCGTGAAGTCTATCTAGCGATCGAGGATCAGCTATCAACTATCCTTGCACCGCACAACTTAGAGAATGAATAGGAGTAACACAATGACATACCTTGTAGCAACTACCGAAGTTATCTTTAGTGAGGAGTACCTTATTAAAGAAATGCTAGCAACGGGTGAGTACGGATTACACGGCCACCCAATTAGTCACGAAGCAATGGTTGAGTTTGTTAAGGATCGCGAGTGGCAGATTGAGCACCAGCTATTTCTTGATAGCTACATAGATGTACCCGTGCAGATCAGTATCAAAGACGAGGACGGCACGGATCTATTCTTTGCCAAGAATAAATTGGACGTGGCGTAATGAACGTACAAGAATGGGAAACTAAATACAAGCCAACTATAAATAAGTTTGATAGCAATGCTAGCTGGCAAGATGATAACGGCAACGGCATTATGTTTGAAGCTTATGGCATTGAACTTGAATGGGTTAAGACGCAACCTAATGAGAACGTGTGGACATACATGGATAGTGATGACGGCTATCTACTTACCGCTGGATACCATGTTGTAAACCGCATTGGTTATTTCATTACCGAAATACCTTGGGATAACCAAGACATAGTTATCGAGGTGAACTAATGCAAGAGTTTAACGGCAACGCCTGCCCTAATTGCTTAGATACTATGGATAGTAACGTATCGTACCTACGCCCTACTTGGTCAGATTATTATGATGATGTGGTATGCCTTGATTGCGAGGAGGAGTATCAAAATGTTTAACTTGTTATCACTTGAGCGCATGACCGAGCTAGTCAAGCTATCACTAGAGACCGAGCCTTACTGGGAGGTGAGAGATGAGCAGGAAACCGAACGGCAGGAAACTAAGACCGCGTGAGCAACAAGCAATAGATGCACAAAGACTATTCGCACACCTTACGCATGACGGATCGCTATGGGATAGTGCCCTATGTCAAGGTGCTACCTACCCCGATTGGTGGTATCCCGCGACAACTAACCACATCACACTAGATGAGATAGCTACGGCAGGTATGGCACTAGAGATTTGCAAGGCCTGCCCTATCCGAGAGCAATGCTTAGAGGTAGGTATGCAAGATGATGACATACGATACGGTATCTGGGGCGGGCTACTATCAGGTGAACGCCTAGCATTACGCGCCAAGCTAACGGGTAAGAGATTAACTAACGCAGAAGCAATGGCGGTAAGCGGGGCACGTATCGTACGTGAACGCTTGAACAAAATGAATGGAGTTAAGTTATGATTAAGGAACTAAAGATTAAGCGTGCTATCCGCAGGGATACGCAGTACCTAGGGGAACTACAACACCTAGTGATGAATGATCCCACCCCTGCAAGTGATGAAGCTATGATCCGTTATTTATTGGACAGTATTGCTTGGTTGGATAGCTTTGATGAGTAACTATGAACACACTTGGATAGATAGTGATGACGGGTATGATGTATGCACCGTGTGCAATTCTCGCATCTACCACGGCGTAGCTTATGATCGCGAGGATGACTTTGATACCCGCGTGATCCGAGACGAGGAGTAATGTACAACTACGATTACTTTGGCCAGGAGTGGACATACACCTGCCGCACCTGCAATACCGAGCTATACGCACCCACAAAGAAACACTTAGAAGGTAACCATTGGATACACACACACTCCGACCAATGTTTAGGCGGGTGGTAACAGTTATGGACACGATCTTAATTTACGTAGCGATTATGTTGATCCTAGCAATAGTCATTAAGTACACCGACTAATGTTACAGATCCGACCAACAGAAATTAAAGCCGTATCAGATCTGCTATCGCAGGAACACGAAAGCGTGGATGAGCTAGCAAGATCCGTCATTGAACTCATTGACAGTATGCGCTCCAAGCGGGACACGTACGTGTTAGTGCAGATTGAACCCTCGCTTAGTGTGGCCAAGGCTATCGGCCCATACGCCACGTCTAACCAAGCGATCAAAGACATACCGACTAAGCTCACCAGGTATGACGAGCGTAGCCGTGCCTATTTGGCAAAGCTACAAGATCCGTGTATGATAAACATTAGTTAGAGTCCCTATCCTCTCACTAATTGCAAGCCCCTAGCGTACTCCTATCCGCTAGGGGTTTTTGCATTACTATCACACAGTCTCGAATGTCCAGCTCACCTGGAAAACAACAAGACCCCGAACCAATTAAGATCCGAGGCCTTGCGTATCCGATAGCCAGCTTCCCCTCTGGTATCGGAAATCTATTTAGTTGTTATCAGATACTATAGCATTAGCTTGGGAGTTTGACATAACCCGACGAGCAGTATATGTCCACGGGCTTTCGCCACCTAGTACCTTAACCATACGCTTGAGTGATCCGTTGATTCGTCTATGTATGGTGGTATCAGATAGGTCAAAGACCGTAGCTATCTGCCCCAATGTCATGTTCTCCTGGTATCTCATCTCAAGTATAAGTCTATCATCAGGATCAAGCTTATCCATAGCAGCACGTACGTCAATGATAGAGATCAGGAAGTTACCACCAGTAGCGGGGTCACCGCCACCACCAGAGACCCGTATCTGCTGGGTTACCTGCTGCTCATTGGCTTCATTCATATGAGCGATCAGCTCTTCAATGATACCAATGTTGTAGAACGCTTCATCCCTGGTCTCATACCCAACGGCCTTGGCCTTACGGCTACGGCAATACTTATCCGCTTCACGTTGCATGGCCTTAGCGCACTGGCGTATGCCACCCTTGCGGTCTGCTGGTTCTTGCTCAGGATCTAACCATTCCTTAATCTTATTGGGACGCTTGAGTGCCCAGATGATAAGCTCTTGCTTTACATCCGAGGCCTCGAAGTAAACCGCATACCTATTGTGTATTTGTCTGGCTACTGTTGCCGCTATCTCATCAGCTTCCACTAACCATTGCTCGGTCACTTACCCCATACCTTCCCTTCAGCAAAGAATGAACCATCACGTGCGATAGGTACGAGTTGTGGTACTACAGTCTTACCGTCTACCCATAGGATACCGAACCCTTGTTGCCAGTTACTGATGCCAGCCTTTAGATAGCTGGCTTGCTTGGCATCCATTAGGTTACCCACTTCCATGCCCCATAGGGTACGAGTAGGCACACCAGAGAACGATTCAGTGTGGTGTACGAGACCCATTCTATGTGTATGACCACATACCACGCTCTTACCAGTCTTCTTAGCCAGGTTAAGGGCAGTAGTGCCACCATTCTGAGAGATGTTACCCTCATCACCGTGCATTAACAGCCAGCCTGGTGCTAATTCGTATGGTCTCTTATGGTACTTGATACCTAGCTCAGGAAAGCGTAGGAAGTTACCAATCTCCAGCTCAGGCAAGGAAATAAGGCCAGGCGCACGCATCATCACGGTATTGAACAACCGATCAGTGTGATTACTACGTATCACATGGTCTACACGTAGGGATTCAAGCACACCAACGGTAGCATCACGGTCACGACCAATGGTGCGCTCGTATTCTAATGGTGTGCCTTGTGCCCAGCGGCTAATGGTCTGGAAATCCATCTCATCACCAACAGATACCACAGTGTCAGGCTTGAACGCACGGATAAACGTAGCCACGTTAGCAACCGCACGCTTGTCATGGTATGGAACTTGCAGGTCTGAGATGCAGACAATAGCTTTCATTTTAGTCCTCTAGTTTGGGCCACGTGCCATCAAGCACCATGAGTGCAATGATGCCGTAGTTGGCTAGGTCAAGGAATGAATCACGTAGTGACTCATGCTTAGGGTCTTGGTTCTCGTCAATCAAGTTGTTAATGCGGGAGATCTTGTCAAAGATACGTACACGTAGACCATTAAGCGGGCCACCAGGTGCACGTGCAATGTTAAGTGGACCATAGTCCTCTTGCTTGGACAGCAGTACGTTACCGCAGTGGTCAATAACATCCCACATGTCAGCTGCGAACTGTTGCATACTTAGTTTCTTGTCGGTGGTACTGTAACTAAGATAGTCCCATTCGTCGTATCCACTTGGGTAATCACCAAACCCATCGAGGTAAGGCACGTGATAAGGTTTTCCCAGTCCGTCTTTGTCACTCATCTTCTTCCTCTATTTCCCCACAGTATTCAAACCATGGATGATCTTCGCACTTCTCGTAATAGTAACTTACAACCTTGTTATTTGCAATGGGTCGCTCAACAATAAGGTAGTCTTGCTTGGCCAGGAACTTAGGTATCTCAGCACCGTCAGCTGGACCACCGTAATACGTGTAAATCATAGAACGAGAGTGTCTACTGGCCCCTGGCACGTAGGGGAGTACCGAATAGAGGCCTTGACAGCCTCCCTAACACGGTTACGGGGGCTATCCCAGTCACGGGTACTGAACAATGACCCCATGGCATAGGCGTAGCCTGATCCATTGGCTATCATGTCGTACTCAGCTACTGACCAGTCCTCGGTACTGATCTCAAATAGCCTGCCGTCTATGCCAACAAGAAAATCAGCACCGTTATCCTCGGAGTTAATGTCAATCTTGAATAGGTCAGCTGCTTTTTGTATGGCATCACAGAAATCTATGCGTAGCCAGGCTTCAAGGTTCTCGTACACTGGCTTGGGATAGGTGATGAGGTGAGCCAGCTGACCTGTACCTTGAGATGCAGAGTAACCCATAATTATGGGTCCAACCTTGTGTATCTTGGGTGTAACCATACTACCTATGAAGTCTTTGTCTGACATACCACGGTCACCAGCCATGTAGACCTTACCGTCATGGGCTATGCCCACTATGATCGTCATACTTCACCGTCTAATGCTTGAATAGTAAGGCAAGGGTATTCGTACTCGTAGTGTGTGTAAAACGCATAGCATTCTTTACAGGTAAATTTATTACTAGAATTTCTTGCTGGAATTTTTGTATGCAAGTCACGCACACGTTGGATTTGATCTAGTAAATACTTTTCTGTGTAGTTCATGCTAACGCCCTTTCACGTAACCATTCTTCGCCACCATCTAGGTACACCTGGTTCACGTCATTGTTCTCAGGTAGTGAGATGACTACCGCCTTGTCAAGATCTTCTTTGATGCGCTTGGCCAGCTCCATGCCAGGGTTACGGCCATCTTCCTTAAGGTCATTGTCTGCAAAGATAACGATACGATCAAAGCCTTCAAACATCTTAGGAAAGTGTGGCTTCCACTGGCTCACGCCAGCAATACCCACAGCAGGCACACCCACAAGAGCAGACATAACCAAGGTATCAAGTTCACCCTCGCAGATAGCAATAACATCTGAGCTTTCATGCAAGTCAATGACGTTATACATCCCAACCTTTTGACCAGTCGGCCACAGATACTTAGGAGAACCTCCATCAACCTTACGAAACTTAATACCAACAATACCAGTGGGAGTGCGATAAGGAATACTAAGACACCCAACAGCGTGCTCATGGCCAGGCGCAGGATCATTTACTGTACCTAGGCGGAACGTACCTGCGGCTTCCTTTGTTATTCCTCGCCCTAGCAGGTAAGAGGCCGTTGCTTGATCCAGTGTGCTGACGTACTTCTCTGCGGTTTCCGTTAGCAATAGCTTCTGCTCTTGTGACAGCATCCTTAAAACCTATCTCTTCCTTTTTAGATACCACATCATACACATCGCCATCAAACTGGCAAACAAAACAATGGTATCGTTGCTTGTCTATGTTTACTGTTGCACTTGAGTGCGTGTCCTCATGCAGTACACACCGCATTGAGATGTAGCCATACTTGTTAGGTATCGTTGCACCGTAGTGCTCCAGTACCGTAGCAAGGTCAGGCTTGTCGGTCATAGTAGCTTGAGCACCAGGTCGCATGGATCTCCACCCTCATCCCATTGCTCACGCTCTTCATCAGTTGCGTAATCATAAGTTCCATCATGGGTAGCGCAGATACTATCTGTTACCCAGCCTTTACCTATGCCGTATTGTACCCAATCGGCACGTTCATTCCATTGTTTCTTATTCACTGTTGTCCTATCCATTGCTCAAGGGTTTGTACTACCCATGCCTGGTCAATACTTGCATTGCGTCGCTTGACAATAACGTACGCTGGTGGTGTAGGACTAATACCCCGTGCCTTTGCGTAGTTCTCTGCTTCAACTACCGCTTCACGCCAGAACCCAGGCAAGTCCAGCTTCGCTGTTGCCTTGAGTTCCAACACATAGGGTTGGCCAGATACAAAGCAAACAATGTCACCTTCATCAGCCTTACCTGCTAGGCGTAGCCGTTCAGCAGTTACACCTTTGGTGCGTAGCCACTTAAGTACACCTGTCTCAAACTGTGAGCCACGTGCCTTAGCCGCAGCTTGCTTACTTCTGGTCATCATCATCCTTAAATATTTTATTCCAACACTGAGGATGGATGCCACTCATAATCTGTTCACGCATTGGTGGTAGTAAATCAGGGAAAGCATCTTGAGCATTGGCCCCGTTAAGGTACCTGTTCATGTCATCCTCCCAGATAGTTAAGCTACCTTGGTTACCGCAGTTAGGGCATAACTTTGTAATGTACTTCTTATAGCTCACGACAATCCCCTCCAATATTCTGCATTGTTACCACCTTGACGGTCATTGTATAGCGTCATGCGTGAAGCATCAGCATACAACACCGTGAAGTTAGCACCACTTGCTGAGTTCTTAGCAAAGCGATTCTTAACACACGCTATGCGGTATTCATTAGTGTCATGGTCCATTGCTACAGTAAGGATCATCTCAGGTAACTGACTGATCTTACCTTGAATAGACTTGCGTGATGGTGGTAGCTCTGGTCTACCTTCACCCTCGGACGTATGGTGCAACAGGAATACTGCAGCTTCTGTCTGTCTGGCCACGTGGTGCATAGCCTTGGCTATGTCACGCATACCAGTCCACTCGTTGTCATGTAATGCGGCTACGTTCATCAAGTTGTCAATGATAATCAGGTGTGGGTATTCCCCGAACGCTTCACCGTACGCCTGGATAGACAAGTCAATGTCATCCAAGGTAGGTGATGGATCAAAGCTGAACTGTAAGTTCTTCAATGTCTCCAGTTCGTCCTGGTAGAACTCATACCCATTGCCACTGTTAAATGATTCTTCAACACTGGATACCTGGTTACCTGTGATAACTGCGGCAGCTCGGATCGCTGTAGTATAGGCATCTGTATCAGCACTGACGTACAGTGTTGGTACATCTGACTTAACCGCATAGAACAAAGCAAGCAATGACTTACCACTATTGGGTTGACCTGCAATCATAGTGACCTGTCCCCTACGGAACCTGACACCATCATTAGCCAACGCAGGGAATAGATCAGGAAGTAGTTGCGCTCCACTCTTCTGCTTGTTCGCTGCTTGAGCGAGAGTCAACATCGTCTAATCCTCTCTTACGTTGGTGTAATACTATTTGCTGTACCCGCGACGGAGTAACGTCAAGTAGATCACTGAGGTCTTCATAAGTAAAACCCCAGTGATCTTTCAACTTGAGCACTATTTCAAACGACGCAGGGTGTACCTTAGTTCCCTTGCGTACGGTCATGGACTATCGGACCCACTGTGGATCACACTTGTCAGCCGCACCCTTTGGCGCTGAACACATCCAGGCTTTCCAGTCCTTGCCATTCTTGCTACCAGTCTTCCATTCCATTGCGCCGTGACGACACATTGGTGCAGATGGTGCAGCTGATGAAGCATCCTGAACTGGTTGCTGTACTGGTGCTGGTGCCTGCACTGGAGCAGCTTGCTGTGATGCAGGTGCTAGTGGGATGTGCTGGGCAATGGTCTGACCTGTAGCCAGGGCCTGCTCAACAGATGTGATTACTGCAACTAGGTCACCCATGTCATTGAGTGCGCTAATGAACTCTTCGGTACTGCTGGCATACACGTTGTACAGTGCACCCGATGCTGTCTTGAAGTTGGCTTGGAACTTTGTGCTATCTGGTGCGCTCATTATTTAGCTGCTTTCTTTGTTGTGGTTTTCTTTGCAACGGTTGCCTTCTTAGGCTTGGTTGTTTTCTTAATTACTTCCTTGGTTGTTGCCTTTGCAAGGCGAGCACGAAGTGATGCGTTCTCTAACCTTGTGATGTATAACTCTTCCTGCAAGATCTGAATCTTCTTGTTTCTTTTCTTAAACATTTGTTTCCTTCGGGTGTGCGATTAGTGCTAATGGATCTACGGCATCCTTAAAGTCTCCACCGTAGGCGTAGCAAAAGTCTTTCACTGAGCAGTAGCTACACATCATGCTCAAGTTTGGTAGAAATATTTTGTTCTCTACTGCAAACTCAAACTGCCTAAACAGTTCAGTAAACAGTGGGTATGTCCAGTTGTTAAAGCCTTCGGCTGGTAGCAACATGACATTACGTGCGTCGTAATAGTAACCCTGACTTGGGCGTATGCCAAACTGCTTCTCGATACTGCAGGCATACAGCGCTAGCTGCATTGCATTGGTTGGCATATTGGCACCAGTCTTAAAGTCAATGACTACAAGTTCACCATCAGGGGTGACAGCAACAAGGTCAACGAAAGCCTTGATGCGTACGTCACCGTAGTCAATGTTGAGCTGTAGTTCGATGGCCTTGATACCTTCAGGTGTTTCCCATACCTGCCAGCCTGACTGTTCCCAGAAGTCAATGAAGTTACCGACCATCTCTGGTCCCTTCTCAGCCCACCAGTCACCGTTTTCTTTGTTAGGCCAAGCCTTGCTGGTTCTACCAGATGCCTTCCAATCAACAGGGTTAGTACCATACTTCTCTTGCTCGGCACCAATGCTTTCATTGAAAGCTTGCTCCCACAATAGTTTGATGTTAAGCATCAGGTAGTTCCCCCTTGAGGTAACGCTCTACTGCTAGGTGGAAGGCTGAACCTCCGACGAAGTACCACGCTGTATCAGTGGGTACCTTTAGCTCCCGTTCAAGTTGCCATGACTTACCGCACTTGACCCAGGATGTAAATGACGAGAAGGATCTATGCCCTATCGTTGTTTCTTTTATTATTCCCATACGCACACTGTACACCCACTCAGTACACAATGCAAACGAGCTTGGTAACGCCGTGATTTGACAGGTTCCTTGAAGGTGTGAGTATAATACGAGCGACAGCGAGTAAACAGGTAGGGTGGTTACACCACCCAACAGGGCCATGTTTGGTAAACCCCTTACCTACTTAACAGAAAAGAGAAGCAATGAGTGACGAAACAGTAGAAGCTTTAACCAAGGCAACCAAGGCAGTGGCTAAGTCCAAGGACCTGCAGAAGTTTCTGGATTTCCTGGAGGCTTTTAAGGCTGATGAATCCAGTCACATTCAAGGTTGCTTCAATGACGAGAAGTGGGACATAAGAACTGCTGCCCTGTGTGCCGAGGCATACGCTACGGCCCAGCTATTGATCCAAACTATAAGCCCCGTAAACGACGAAAAAAGGGCCACCTGATACCGAAGTACCAAGTGACCCTTAAAGTCGCTCTACGTGGCTCTGAGAGCCAGCAATGGGTATTCTACCCCACTGTTTATTGAGTTTTAATTAGCCTTAATTTGTCGTCCATCAAGTACGATAGGTGCACTACCGTCATGGTCAATGAATAGACCTACTGGCATGGACCCACCTGAGATAAACCCATGAGCTAGTGTTACCCAGATAGTCTTACCTGCCATGCCTGGATGTACAGGGTAGGAGAAGTGGCCAGTGTAATCTGCCTTGTCAGTTCCTGGGTAGCGGCAGAAGCGGAAGCGGATGACGCTTGGTAATCCACCACCAGGTAGTTCTACCTGCACTGTGGTCTCCCACATGTTGCGCTTCTGGCGGGCTGAACCCTTCCATGAGGTCTTACCATTGATGCGAACAGCAACGGCTTTACCATTGATGACGGACTGCTTGTCTACGTTTGATGCTACTTTGTCAATCATTATGCTTCCAATGTTTTTTGTGGGTTAACTGGATTGCTTCCACTCCAAGTGGATCCATTGCGCTCACCGAAGTGAAGATGCAAGCCCGTGGAATTTCCTGTGTTACCAGTGTATCCAATTAGCTGTCCCTTCTTAACTCTGTCTCCAGGGCGGACTGTCTTACTGGATAGGTGTGCGTAGATAAGATGGTTTTTTGTACCAACAGGGAATGTCCTGCGCTGGACTATGTGTACCCCGTAGGATTTTCCCCACTGCCTACTTGTGATTACACCTTTACGTGCTGCGTAAACTGGTGTACCAAGAGGGCAAGCAAAGTCAACACCATCGTGCCAACCCGATTTCCATAGTGGTCCCAACGCACCATACTTAGTCGTAATTGGATAGCCCTTAACTGGATACATTATTCAGATTCACCTACGTTGCCGTAACGCATGTCCATACCGTTAAGGTAGTTAATCAATACGGGTAGCGCAGCTACGATTGCAACTTGAACTATTGGGCTAAGGTTAAATGACTCAACATTCTCTAGGCACCATACAACTACGGCACCTGATGCAGCTTTTAACATTCCGCCTAGTGGGCTATCTGCTAACCAGATACCAAATTTAATCATCATGTCTGACATGCTCTTTGAACTCTCCCTTGAGTTGAGATAAATCATTACTTACGTTGTCTAACTTTGCATCCATGTGTTGCAAGCTATTAGAGATATGGTTAACCGCTTCACGCAGGCCACCACCATTAGGTCCAAACTGGGATTCAATGCGCTCAAGACGAACTTCAATTATATCTGATCTAGCGGTACTGCTTGCTTGGTGCTGGTCAATCTTTCGCCAGATCTTCCATAACGCAAACAACATGCCCCCTACAACAGATGATATTTGTGCAACACTTGCCCAGTATTCGATACCCATTAGGTTGTCCTAACCGATACGTAAATGATTCCTCCGAATCCCTGGAACCTACGGTCAGGAGGTGAGATGCGATCAAAGGTAACTCTTTCAATAAGACCTTCAACCTGCTCACCGCTGGTGAAGTCTTGGATAGTTATGGTGTTACCACTAGATTCAATTTCTTCTATTTTTGATAGACGTGACCAAGCGCGACCATCCCAACCAACCATGATGTTGTTACGGTCTTGCTCAAAGTCATAACACAATAAAGGTATTGAGATGCTACGAGTGCGCTTGTTGGCAGGTAATGCTTTAACCTGGTAACCAACTATGCCACCACCTTTGGTGCTGTCAGTTGTGCTACGGCCAAGAGTAAACCTAAATGCTAGTTGCTCTTGAGCTGTGTATACGTTAGTTGTAAAGTCTTGATCTGCTGACGCTTCACTACCTACGGTGATGATGCTAGCTACGTCTCCATCTTTAGCGATAGTTGAGATGGCTACAGTTCCCTGGAATGGAGAAGTGACGCGCACCTTAATTAACTTAAAGTGTTTTTTCTCCATAGTGTTGTAGCGAATAGCACCAGTATCTAGGTAACCAGATGCAACTAATTGAGTTGGGTGCTGGAAGTACAGACCGCTACCTTCAACCACAAAGGCAAGGCGATTGGTCTCACCAATAAACACCACGTTATTGCAGTTACCAGTTGCCGTTGAAGCAAGGTCGTTAGCCCATGGATGTAACCCATCGCTATTAGGTGAAGACAAGTCAATGCGTATTAAGCCAGACTTACCATCAATGTCTTGAGTTACGGTTGCGTAAGCAAAGCGATCTTGGAAAGCAAAGCTAGTAACATGGTCATTTGAATCCTGGTTATAGGTTAGACCGCCATAGGCAATGTTACCTGCGGTATCTATCAGACCTACACGTACACCCTTGTTAGTTCCAATAAGCATATACTTACCAAGGTATGTACCAAGGCTAGTTACATGTTCTTCATCTGGGAAGTCTGCTGCTGTTACGGCAGAGGTTAATGTAGGTAAAGTACCATCTGCATCAAGGCTTATCTTGTAGATGGCAGAGGCTGTACCCGCAAAGCCTGAAGCGTAGATTGCAGTTGGACCTTCAACAATAGAAGTCCATGTCCAGTTTGAGTTTGGATGTGTGTAAATAGGAGTAGGTAAAGTAGGACCAGTTCCAATTAGTTCGTAAAGTGATGTGCCAATACCAGCAAACAGACGTTGCTTAACCCAACCCATAGATACCTTGGCTGTGCCAGTGTCCCAGACTTTAACTCCAGTTCCTGCGCCAGTTAGTAAACCTTTGTAAATGCCAGTGCTATTAGCTGCGTAGTAACTTGTACCATCTTGGGTAAGGTCAACTATGTCAGAGCCTGAGCCACCGTAGGTTACGGTAGTTACAGATCCAGTAGAACCAGTAGGTGCAACGCGCTTAAGCGCTGAACCGTCAGACACAAACACACAGGATTCATTGTTACCATCAATAGCACCAATAGCATGGCTTTCGCCAGACACCGCCAGTACGTTAGTTACATCAGACAACAAAGTTGCTTCGCCTGGAGTCCATACATCTACACCATTTGATTTGTTAAATCGGTAGATAACATCTTCACCCTGTAATGGTTCAAGGTAATTGATGCCTGCACCTAAATGCCAAGAAGACTGGGACCGTAGCCACCAGCCTTCAAAGGTCTGCTCACCTGGTTGTTGAGTGAGGTCTAACTGCTGTCTTTTGTACGATGCAGTTTCCCTGTGGTATGGGTACTTATCCGAGGCACCCAAGAAGAATGGCTCACCACCAATAGCTACGTCATACACATTGTTTTGATTTGTGTAAAGAACATTAGCTTGAGGCGGAAGGCCTATGGGATTGACTGGATCTTCTGTAATGCTGTATTCAGCCATGTCAGTCCTTAGTGCTTGATGATGTAGTTAAGAACCAAAGATGGTTGCATGTTGTCGTGTGAAGCGGAAGCGCCAGCTGCTGTGTTGTTATCAATCGTCACTGTTGTAGCTGCAGTGTGTGAGTGACTTGTTGAGTCTGCAACGGTTACACTTGTTGAAGTAGTGTGATTGTGGTTTCCAACAGATACACTTGCTGAACCACCAAGGTCACCAACATTGTTAATAGCAGTTGCGTTGTTATTACCAATATTTCCACTTGAAGGATCACCTTGCATTGCTGGTAGAGGATCACTAATACCAGAAATTGCATGGTCATGTGCAACAGAGGTATATCGCATAGTAAGTGAGTGACCGTGACCACCAGTAGAAATAGAACCAGTTGCAGTTTGAGCACCAGCATCACTTAGGCTTGTACTACCAGTTGCCGTGTGGCCGTGACTACCACCAGTTGTTGTAGTAGATGCACTGTTGGTGTGAGTATGGGCTGGAAGACCAGACTGCGCTGCAGTAAGTGTTACAGATTCAACACCAGTTGTAGCTCCAAGTGTACGTGCAGTTAAACCAGCACCAGTTCCAGCACCAATAGGTGTACGACCACGAAGATCAGGAACATTAAATGTGGTTGACGTATCACCAGCACCGTAAGTTGTGCTAATTACACCAAACAATGCGGAGTAAGTAGTACGGCTAACAGCAGCACCATTACATAGTAACCACCCAGTTGGAGATGTAGATCCTGCGTAAGGAGATACCATACCTACTGGAGTATTGGTGTTTAATTGAGTTTGAATGGCAGATGTTACTCCATCAAGATAACCAATCTCAGTTGAACTTACGCTACCTATTGAAGTGGTAGATGGAAGCACAACGGTTCCAGTAAATGTTGGACTTGCTGCTGGTGCTGGAGAAACTCCAACTCCAAGACCATGGATGTTAGTTTCAGCAGCAATGTGTGCTTGCGCTTCAGTCATGTCACGTGCAGAAATTACATGCTTTACTGTTTCACCTGCGGTGTGTGTCTGATTGTTAGTTCCATCAACACCACGACCAGCAGAACTTGGGCCACCAGCAACAGTTAGACCTACAGTAAGAATAGCACCTGATGCACCAATAATAGTTACAAGTTCTTCATTGCTTGAATCGTAACCAATAGCAAGGGTATACGGGTATGAGGTAGGGAAACCTGCGGTTGAGTTGACCTCAAAGCTGGTTCCATCTGGATCGGTGATAGCAAACTTAAGAGTTGTATCAACTGCAACTGATGAATAATAACGGTTTACTGCTGGCATGGTTTACCTATCGGGTGTAGTGAACGCGGACTGGGAAATATTCTTGCTGACGACGTACCTCAACACTTAAGCGATCTCGGTATTGAGCAAAGAGGTAACGGGAAACCTGAGCACCAGCACCTGATGGGTTAGACTGGTCAATAGCGTCAGCTTCAACGGACATACCTGTAACACGTGCTTGATCTAGGTAAGCAGCTACACGGTATGAAGCACCAAGGATAATAACTTCCTCGGCAGAATCAGGTAGGCCTGAGTCTAGGAAGTCATCTGAATTAAGTACAAGTTTAGTTGGTTTCTTTGAGTAAACCACGTTTACTGTGCGGCCAGGAACAATGCCATCGTAGATGGACAGTGACTTACCTGTGTTAAATGTTTGTGGGTTAGCGGTCTTATCAATGCGCCAACGACGTACTGGTAACCATTCCTTTGTAGGTCCTACGGTCTGCCAGGATACAGCAAGTACATCTAGTGCATCCGAAGGTAGCTGGTAGGTAGAACGTGTGGCTACAAATGGGAACGTGGTGTAGAACGTACCGAACAAATCAGGGTATACACCAGCAATAGCATTGTTAAGTGCCTTCTTAACTACGACACGTGGGTATGCAGGGCTAATAACTACACGTGCACCAACGGAGTGTGGTGCTACTGTTGAGTTACGGAATCCACGGCCAGATGGTGCAATGTAAGCAATACCATTGGCGCGGTCAAAGCGGTCAACCCATACAAGTTCATCATCAATTTCAATAAGGCCACGGGATAGTACCGTGCCGTCTTGTACTGTAAACTGTAGGTCTGCTTCAACCATGGCAACTGTTAGGAATGTTGCTTGATCCTGGCGCTGAGTGTAGCCAGCCACGTTGATGAGTACCTCATCTACCATGTCCTGAAAGTTCATGCTGTGATCCTTGCTGCGGCTTCGTTAACGCCAAGACCAGAAGTCCCAGCTAGTTTGTTTAGTGCACCTTGAGTAGCAAGACCAGATGTTCCAGCCTTGCTATTCAAAGCACCTTGAAGAGCCAGACCACTGGTGCCAGCCCAAATATTTGCAGCACCTTGAGCGTCATAGCGCGGTACATCAAAAGCGTTTAATGTTCCAGCCAAACGGTTTAGGTGGTATTGCATTGTGCGACCATCACCAGCAGCCATAATTACTTACCCTTCTTCTTAGACTTGCCCGCTTCGCTTAGTGCGATAGCAACTGCTTGCTTACGGGATTTAACAACAGGACCCTTCTTGCCAGAGTGCAATGTTCCTGCCTTGTATTCGTGCATTACTTTCTGCACTTTAGTTTTCTTAGCGGCCATTACTTGCTACCGCCAACACCTTCGTAACCGCCACCTGGCTTGTCTGGCTTACCAGTTAGCTTGTCATTGATCTTGCCAATTTGGTTCTTGTTGCATCCACATTCAACGCACATGATTACTTCTTACCCTTCTTGGCACTGCCGTATTCCATCTTGCGTTCTTTTTTGCCTTCGGTCTTTTCGTGCTTAACCTTGGCTGCCTTTGACTTGTACTTCTCGCCTTTAACTGACATGTTTACAGTCCAACTTCCGTCATAGTTCTTGCTGTTGCTTTATCTATTGTCTTTGCGGCTGGCATAGTACCTGCGTCATACGCCTTACCCAAAGTTTCACTAGCCTTTTCAGCCTCGATGATCTGACCCATACGAGTACCTGCTGGCTGTATGCCCTGTGCTCTGGCGTTAGCGTAAGCATCTAGCTCACCGTTCCACTTAGCATTGGACATAGCTTTGCCACTGGCTGCATCGCCAGCGTTCATCTGGATGTTTGAAGCACGCAAGCAATCACCCCACGAAGCATGATCTTGTGTGCGACACCCTGTTCTACATGCCATTAGTTTGTCCCTTCAGCATGAATTGGTAATTGTCAATAAGGCGTTTGTCTGTAGGGTTTCCCTCTACCGCCAGTCTTGCCCATTTTTTAGCCGAACCCTTTTTACCTAGGTTCCAGGAAGCGATGGCCAAAAGATCGTATGCTCGCCACTTGTAGATTGAACTGTCAATCAGATAGTGACTACCCATCTCAAGTTCGTTTACTTTATTAGCCGCATCAAAACATTCTTGCCAGCGCTGCTGTGTATACAGGAAGTGGGCTAAAGCAAACCATGCTTCCATCTGGTCTGGGGCTAGTTCAGTTCCCTTGAGGAACCAACCTATTGCCCGTTCTGGCTTACCTAGTTCGACAAGACTATCGCCAGCACCGCGACAAGCGGCAGCAAGCTCAACAGGCCAGCCACCTTCCACTCGCTTGTCAGAGAAGAGTCGCTCTGTTTCATGGACTGCGTTCTCCCATTGCTTGTGAAAGTAGTATTCTCGGATAAGGTAAAATCTAATGCGGGAATCTGATGGATCCTCAGCAGCTCCCATTTGCAGTAATGTCAGGTATTGTGACCTTGGCTTACTGTCATCTGGCTTGTGGTAGACCATAGTTTCTATGACCACATCTTGCTCTTGCCGTGGTGGATAGGCCACTGTCACTTCGTGACATGGTTTAACCCAACGGTACCCATGCCTAGCATGGATCCTGTTATTGTTCATCCATTGCTGGCCAGTGTCCCATGCAACCCATGCACGTTCCGTGCCTGGAACCCAAGCATCTTTGATCTTGTCGAAGAAGTCTGGATCTGGAATCTCGTCCATGTCCAAGGAGACACACACATCCACGTCAGCAGGCACTAAGGCTAGGGCTGCATTACGGGCATCATCAAAGCGAAAAGGGCTTACGTTGATCTCGTAGGTCTCTATGCGGTATTGGTTGAGCAGTTGTACTGTGTTGTCAGTTGACCCAGTATCTGCTACAATTCTTACATCAGCACCCGCTGTGGCCTTGGCCCAGCGAGCTACGTGCTTTGCCTCATTGAGGGCAATGGCGTACACTGCTATCTTTACCATGCCCAGATTGTATCATACTATGGGCGTAATGACGATTTGTTTATAGCTACACCCTTACAGCAATCTGCGTATGATTCACAGTCCTGTGTTGGACATCCTGTTCTACAAGCCATTATAGTTCTGCGCTCCAAGCCATAGTTAAAACGTTTCCATTACCAATCAAAGTAGTTGGTCTTCCCTGAGTAAACCCAGAACCAGTCCAATTTATTTGCGCTCCTTGTGTCCCTGTGTATTGAGAACCGTAAGTTATTCCAGTTGCAACACCGTAATTATCAATAGCAGGTGAACCTGAAACTACAGAAAATACTGGAGCAGAACGCATTTCAACCATAAATTTGTGCATAGAATTTACCGAAGTGGTAGACGCACAAAATACTGGAGTTCCGTATCCAACATAAACTCCAGCCACTTCTTTTAGGTAATACCTCTGACACAGCGCTAGTTCTGTACCAATAGGACGTTGTTCAAATGGTGTGGCTATTGAACCCTTTTCTACTTGTACACCCCAGAAATCAAAAGTGTTTGACTGAATACCAAGTGTTCCTGAGCGTGCATTGAAATCAGAACCTGCTGAAACCCAGATACCTAAATACAAGTAATGGTCATTGTTTGTACCAATAGTTTTTCCAGATAGTGACGGAACTGTGTAGGAAAATGAATACCTAGTCCAAGAAGTTCCACCAGTTAGAGTTAACTTATTTGTAGTAGAGATAAATGCCGATGGAGAACCGCCAGTTCCAAAGTATTGACCAATTTCAAAAGAAACATTTGGTGTACCAGAAGCAGATTTAGCCCAGAAAGAAACGGTAATTGTTTGACCAGCAAAAGTTCTAACGTCTTCAATGTTTTGAATTAAATCAGAACGTGTACTTGTTGCAGACTGACCGCTTGTAACTATGCGAGCAAATCTTGTACCTTCGTACCCTGTAGGAGATGCTCCAGGAGTAAAGGTTTGTAAAGAAGCAGTTAAAGTTCCAGTACCACCTTGGTTATTGAAGTACCATCTATCCGCTAAGAATGTTCCACCAGTTGAACCGCTAGTAAATCCACGTTGGTTAACTCTAAAATCACCATTGATAATGGCATTGCGGAAACCACTGATAGGTGTGGTGGTCATGTTTGGGTACTGAGACAGGTCAGTTGTGGCAGCAGCCAAGTCAACCCATTCAGTGCCTGTGTATACCTTTGCTTTCTTAGCCATTAGAAAATCCTTGCTCCACTAAACGAATTGTAACTAATTCCACCTGAGTTGGTTCCCGATGCTGGTAATTTATAAACGGCTCTGACTGTATCACCAACAGCAAGTTTAGTAATAAGACTCGCACTGGCAAAAGTGTCTAAAGCACTTAGCGCTGGTGCAAAAGTCCCCTGAGCAGTCATTGCGTTACTTCCAGTTGTTACTATGGCAACTCTCCAATTTCCAGTACCAATATTATAAACATTTGCATTTACCGTAAAAGAATATGTTCCAGCATGTCCAGCAGGAACAGTAAACACTGCAGTGCTTGTGCTGAAGTTATTTAGGTCATCGTAAACTTTTGTGTTATATCCAATGGTTGCGTCATTGGCAGCGGTAGTGTTAACTGAAAGATAAACAAGAAAGTTTGGTCTTGGACTTGCTACGGTACTTAAGTCTTTCGCTCTAGTCATTGTTATGCTCCATTGTTGTAGCCGTAGATGCGGATGGTTCCAGTAAATGTAGAAGACGCAGGGCTAATTGTAAATCCATTAAAGTTTGTCATTGCGCTTCTGTTGGCAGAAATACTTACTGTGGCAGAAGTGTTACCGTTAAATGCGCTACCAGTTACAATTCCATCCGTTGCGCTTCGGTAAACATCTAAACTAACAACGGACCTAGAATTAGCAGTATTTCCTATATTTGGAACTGCAGTAATAAAACCTGCGTTATTTATAGCAGTCGCTCCATTAACTCCATCAAATCTAGAACTGTAAGCACCACCATAGTACCCACTGCCTACAAGAGAATTATTGTCTCTAAAATATAAAGCAAGTAAAGGACTGCCAGCAGCAACATGAGCAGATATTAAAACTCTGTAAGTGTCATACGCTGATGAAAAACAATTAACTACATCAACCGTAGATACACCGCTAAAAGTTATTTGCCCATTAGCGGCAAGTGTTCCACCAGTTACAGATGCAGGAATTACAAGGTTTAATCCAGTTGCAATCTTAGTTTGAAACTTTGAGTCAGCAGCAGCCTGAGTATAAGTATCACCGATAGGTGCAGTTACAAAGGACAACACTTCAATAGTGTCATTGGCTACTAGCGCTGTTAATCCTGTAATGGTGTTACCAGTTGTAGCAACGTAGTCACTGCCACGGTATTGCAGTACACCGTTTAGGTAAACCTGTTCGTAGCCTGGATTGTAGGCAAGCGGTAGACCTGAGTTGTCGTTACCTGACAGAGAAGTCTCTCCACCAGCTGCGATCTTGCGCCAGCGGTAGTTAAGGGATGATGTGATACCTGGTACTTCATCGTCAGCGTCTACCCAGATGTCACCTGTTGCTGGGGAAGTTGGCGCTGATGCTTGATAAGAAACCTTGGAACCTGGTAGCGCTACTGGTCCAATGGATACCCACTCTAATGCGGTGTTATCCCATACGTAACCTGGTCTTGTAGTCATTATGCACCACCGTTGTTGTAGCCGTAGACACGAATAGTTCCTGTAAATGCTCCATTGGAACTGCCAAGTATTCTAAAGCGAGTGTGTTGGTTAAAATCATCAGTAAAACCTCCAGTTACAGAACCAAATTTATCGGCATCTGAACTTTGAGAATTCATAAAAGTTCTTACACTCTTATTTGGAGAAAATATATCAACTACTAAAGAGCCTCCATAAATGCTGGTTCTTCCAGCGTTCCAATAGGTTTGAGCGCTGGAGTTAGCAGTAACAGCGCTGCTGCCAAAATAGTGTTGCCACTTTGATTGATAGTAACTTGCCCCGTCAGTTAATTGAACATAGATATCCTGTGAAGTTCCAGAAGTAACTACATTTAACAGGACTTTATAGTTTTCATAATTAGAATTAAAGCAGTTATCTAGAATTACAGAAGTAGCACCACTAAAAGTTACAGCGCCTTGACCAGACACACTGCCAGTACCAGAACCAACTGTTACTGACGTAGGAGTAACCATATGTAACCCTGCAACCGCCGTTGCAGCAGTCGCATTAGAAACTCTTGATACAGACATTAGTTGAATATAGCCTTAATCTCGTCTTCGGTTAGACCGATCCGCGCTAGAGCTGCCTGCTTTAGTTCTTCCTTGGCTTCAGCTTCAGCCTTACGTGCTTCTTCCTGGGCTAGCATTTCTGCTTGTTCAGCATCGCGCTGTGCTTGTTCTTCATCTGTCAAGACTTCAAGGTACACAGGTACTACTGAGTCTTCTGGGGTAATTTCTACAAGTTCCATTTGTTTTCCTTAGTTGTTGTATCCGTAAACACGAACAGTACCGCCCATTGCAGTGCTATTTGTAGTATAAAAATAAATTCCGTCATAGGATGCAGATATAGAGTGTTTTCCAATTTCATATCTTCCATAATATTCTGGGTTAACGGCAACATAACTTAACCATTGAAAATGAGTGTATCCAACCTTTGCTGGTCCAAATATTTCCATAGATCCTGGTACATTTTGATGTGCTGGACCACCTGTAGCCAATAAATCTAATCCTGTGGATGTTGTTTGAAAAGAGGCTGAACCTACAGTTGCGCCGTCACTATAAGATTGGTATCCAGCCATTCTGTAAACACTTGATGATTCTGGCGCTGAACCCGTATTTGATACTCTTACTCTCACGTATTGGTCATAACCAGCAGAAGGGCTATCTACGCTCATAATAATTTTGTAGTTATCGTATAAAGAACTAAATACACCATTAAGTCTAAAACCACTAGTACCAGAAAAAGTTACTCTGCCAAAAGCATTTGAAGATGCTGAACCGTTATCAACTCCGATGGATGTAGGAACAACACAGATCATTCCATGTTGGGGACCAGCGGCACTAGAGAACTTATCTACTGCCATTACGCTACCTCAGAACCAAATAGTCCAATGGAGATGTTAGCGCTAGAAACGTACACAGTTACTACATCAGATGCAGCAAGGGTAAGGCCAATGGTTAGCGCTGTTGTATCGTTACCTGCAACTACAGCGTCGTATGCAATGTAGTGCTGGTTAGCAAGGGTAGCGCCAGCTGGACGAATAGCAATGCGGTATGAAGCGCTAGATGTACCACGGTTAGCGATGGTCATAGTGGAAATGATGGCAGTCTTACCAGCGCCCACTGTGTAAACATCAGTGTTAGTTGTAGCGCTAGGTGCAGCTTGAGCAAGAACCTTGTATGTATAAGCCACGTTAGGCTCCCATCATTAAGAACGAATGAGGCGTGTAAGCCTCTATCTCTGATTTTAGTACGAAATCGTTGGTATTGAGTGAAGTGCCAGTGGCATCTGAGTCAACCCAAATGTCACCGTTCAATGGACCAGTTGGCGCAGTTGCCTGGTATGCAACAGTTTCATGGTTTACCCACAAAGCTGCAACTGAATCATACACCAAGGATTCGTGATTAGCTGGGCCAGTTACAAGCACACCATGTAGCTCATCAAGTTCGTAACCGTTTTGAACCTTAATAAAGATCTCACCGTTTACACTCTGAACTCTGGTTACTACACCAAGGTAAACCGAGTGTGCTGGCTCTGCTGGTGGGGATCCAAATACAAACTGTCCAGCGGTTGAGGATAACCATACGGCTTGACCTGCGGTAGCTGCGGAAGTATCTAGCCCTGCAAGTAAGCCTTCAGTTACAACATAACCTTCAGCGCCAGTAACAAGGGAAGTTTCTAAAAGACCCATAGTCTTTGAGGACGTAGCTTCAGAATCAGCATCAGCTAAAGATACGGTCATGTTAGTTCCATTGGAACCAGACACGTAAACTACAGATCCCTTTGGCATTGTAGATCCAGTGCTGTTTTTAACAATGTGCTTTACTTGACCAGTAAAGTTGTCAATCCAGGTGGTGTTGTAGTCAGTGCTATCTATCTTAGCAAGAAGCTGACCAGCAGTACCACCAGTAATCAAACCTTGACCTGTAGGACCTGTTGCTCCCGTTGCGCCAGTAGCACCAGTAGGACCTATAACCGTAGAGTCCGCACCTGTTGCACCAGTGGCACCCGTAGGTCCCGTGGCACCAGTTGCGCCTGTAGCGCCATCAGCACCAACGTAACCATCTGCGCCAGTTGGACCTGTCGGACCAGTAGCCCCAGTAGAACCCGTTGCTCCTGTTGGGCCTGTGGCCCCCGTAGCACCGTCTGCGCCAACGTAGCCGTCAGCTCCAGTAGGGCCAGTAGCACCTGTCGGTCCAGTCGGACCAGTTACAGTTGAGTCAGCACCAGTGGAACCAGTTGGTCCAGTAGGTCCGATAACACCTTGCGGGCCAGTTGGTCCTGGAACTACAGAGTCTGCACCAGTAGATCCAGTTGCACCAGTTACACCTTGGATACCCTGAATACCTTGGTCGCCTTGTGGTCCCGTAGGGCCAGTTGCGCCTGTACTACCAGTTGCCCCTGTAACGCCCTGTATGCCCTGTGAGCCAGTCGCACCAGTGGCTCCTGTACTTCCAGTAGGGCCAGTGCTTCCAGTGGCTCCTGTGGCCCCTGTAGGGCCTATAATGCCCTGTATACCTTGGGCACCTGTAGGACCAGTTGGGCCTACTACACCTTGAGTACCTTGAGGGCCAATGACACCAAGCTCAATAGTGACGGTCTCCATGTAAGTAACGTCCATAGTAGTACGTTCAACAGGGATCTCAACAACCGAAGCTGCGTCATCCATGGAGTAAGTATCAATACTCATTACTGGGTTACCTCGGCAATCACGGCAAAGCCACCAGTTAAAAGTTTAGTTACTGTGCCACCAGGAGATGTGACTTCAAGGTCGTAGACATAGTTGCCTGGTGGTAGTGGGGCAGTCTCAGCGGCAGTAAGGGTAAGGGTAAATTTACCATCGGTAGTGCCAGCAACAATACGACCATTAGATGTGGAAAGTTCTACAATGACGGAAGCTGAATCAACATCTTGGCGAACCTGCATGTCTGCGGTGTAGCCAGTTACGTTTACGTAAGAGTTATTGATCTTCCAAGCAGGAGCAGTGTTAAAAGTGTCGCCCTGATAAATGCGGAAATTGAAACGCCCAGGTTGCACTATGCCTCCGTAATGTTAGGACCGTAGCCACCTGCAATTAGGCTGGCACGTTCTGCTTCTGTAATTGGATAGATGTGTCCACCTTGGTAGAATCGAACTGCGGCTTCAAGTTCCTCGATACCAGGGGAGCGATAATGTGAGTAAGACCCGTCGCTGTTTAGCAATACGGTGTCTGATCTGTTTAGTCGGTAGCGCCAGAATAAGCGACCACCACCAGCAGGACCTTCTTCAACGGTTGGTGGGGTGAAGTAGTACGTCACTGCTGTCCTTTCAAAAGTTATGGGGGTAGTGCAGTCCCTGCCCGTTATATGACAGGGACCGCACCGTGTTGTCTAAATTAGACGTTGTTGATGCTTGAGGTGGATTCGATACGGTAAAGCGCAGCTTCACGGTAACGCTTCCAGCCAAGTACGCCGTACCATCCGATTGGACGGAAGCGCATCAACTTGTCAACAACTGGGCCAATGATTACATGTGGCTCTTCTGCAACTGCTTCTGCAAGTGCTTGCTGACCTGCAACGATGGTGCGGAACACGCGAGTGCTTGTTGCGCCATCGGTTGCGTTGTATAGACGTGGTGATTCAACGAACATTGCACCTTCGTAGGTACCAATGCTTCCTGGCCACAAGTTTCCTGCGCCAGATTCGTTGTAGACGTGAGCCTCACGCCAGCCACCTGCACCAGTCTCAGCACGAAGATCGTGTGAAACTTCAGGGTGGATACCACACCAGTATAGTTCGCCTGTACGTGGGACAGCCTTGCCAGCACGAAGCTTGGCTACTGCCTTACGAACATCAGCGGACTTAAGGGTGTTTGTTGCACCAATGTAAGCAGTGCCAGTTGCGGCAGTGCCAGTTGAGTTAGCTGAGTAGATTACGTTGCTTCCACCGCGTAGTTCGGTAAGAGCCAGTTCATCTAGGGAATCAGCCATGTTGAACGCGATGATGTTAGCAATAGCTGGATCAACATCGGACAGCGAGAACAGTTCCAATTTGCGAGTTGCAAGGGCTGCGTTGCCGTATTCGTTCAGTGTTACGGATACAGATGTGGTGTTGCCAAGAGCAACTGCATCTGGATCTGTGGTTTCAGTCAATGCTGTAGTAGCCTTAGCCATGTCGCTGTAAAGCTGGAACACGACTGAGGAACCTGGCATTGCCTGTTGCGCTGGGCGCTTGTCTGCAACGTCGCGAATCAATGGGATTGCGCGAAGTGCAAACTCAACATAACGGTCATAGGCGGCTTGGACCAGATTGGTACCAAGCGAACCCGTGCCTGTGTCTGTAAATGCGTTAGGCATTTATTTCCCTCCTTGGGAATTAGGGGTTGTTGTAGTTGCTGTTAACGACCTGTGGACATACCAAAGATCAGTTGATCCAGCTCTTCTCTGCTGTTGGTAGCGGCTAGACGAGAAGCTAAGTCCTCGTCACGACCTGCGCCTGTAGCAGTTGAAGTGGATTCCTGAATACGGCGAGCCGATTCTGGAGCCACAATGTCGTCTGATTGCCCATTTGATTGATACCCAAATACATCTGAGTATTCGTCAAGCCATAGAGCAACCTTTTCAGGTGTATCCGCATCTGCTGGAATGAACGCAGCAATCTTTGGATTAACACCCTTGGTTTCCAGAACGTCCTTTACGGTTCGTGAACGCGATTCTGATCGCAAAGAAGTAAGTTCATCTCGGAGTTGCTTTGCTTCACGTTCAGCTTTTTTCAAAGCCTTGCGAAGGTTTGCAGGACCGCTTTCTTCTTCGGTATCGAAGTCGTCGTCGTCATCGTAATCGTTGTACTGGTTGGCCATAGCAGCCACTCCCTTTCGTTTTTTTAGGTTAGTCGCGAACCACAACACAAGCAGGGGAACCTGTGTTGGCTTTCACTATCGGGCTTATTTACACGCACATGGGCCGACCGATCCGTGCGGAGTGGATGTGTGCGGAATCGAACCGCGTCCCGTATCTGTCCGTCATGCGGATTTAGATTCGGTCTAACCTTTCACACCCTTGGGACTAAAACTGTCCCGACTTGCTTGCCTTCAATGAACCAGCGGCTACGCCAGACTGTCCACTAAAAGTTGCTGTTTCCATCTGTCCAAGTTTCTGACGCTTGCGCTTTGCAGACTCAAGACCAGAGAAGACCTCTTGCTCTGCCGTTGCCTGGTCGTAAGTTTGACCATAGACCTGACCAAGTTTTGAAGCGGTTGGTAGCATCCCAGCAATAGCGCTGTAGCCTTGATCTGCAGTGTAACCAGTAGCAGGTCCACGTTGTGCAAATTGTTCGCCAACTCTGGTAGCTTGCAAACCCTGTCTAACAGCGGCAGTTCCAAACTCAACAGCCTTGGCTTGCTTTTCAATTAGAGGTCGGGCACGTTCTGCGTCTAACATAAACGCGGCCATCATGCCTTCATCTATTCCGTATATATCCCTAAGTGCTTGTGTGTATGCAGGATCTGTATTGTTTACAGCGCGAGCTGCTGCATCTGCACGTAGTTTAATCTCAGCAGCAGATGTGTCCTGGCCGATGAATCCAGCAAAATCATCTGGGCTATCATAAAAACCTGCAGGAAGTCCAGCGTCTTTAAGTGTGGCTCGGTAGGCTGTTTCAAGAGACAGGTACTCACTTGGGCTAAGTGGCTTTAAGCCATTCTTTACGCGAGTTTCATTAGCAGAAAATCTTTGCTGGTAAACAGTTGTGGTAGGTAGCAAGTCGGTAACGATCTGGGTTGGTGTGTAAACCGATTGCCATTGAGTAACTTGCGGTAGCAGTTCATTGATCTGTGCGTCGCTAAACCCAAGGTCTTTAAGAGTGCGAGTAAATACATCGCGGGCATCCATAGGTGGTACTACTGGTTCAGCCATTACATCTTTCCAAACTGTCGGGCAATTTCAGAAGCCAAACCAGTCATGTCTCTAACTGCAGTGTTGGTCTTGAAATAGCGATCATCTTGCTTTAGCTCACGTTCAAATTCCCAAACTGGTTTAGCAACTGGCTTGTTTTGTGCATCAAATCCCTGCAAAGCCTGTGAGATGGTTGGATCGTTTAAGTCAATGTCTGTCGAAGGTAACTCTAAGATTCGTGCCATACTTTGTACATACGGCGAAGCAATGGCGGCAACTGTTTGACCAGCATCAATTTGGTCAGCAAAGGCTGCATATTTACTTTTGGCATCATCTCTAATTTTCTGGTTGTAGTAGTCAATGTTAGACTGACCAGCCAGTGTGCTTTGTGCTGCATTGGCAAACCAGTCGTCAGCATATTGTACACCCATGCTACCAGCTTGTTCTTTAAGTTTCTGCATGGTGGTAGCAACTTCGCCACCAGTGCCAGTGATACGGCCCGTAGCAGCAACATGTTGCTTAAGCATAGAATCATCTACACCCTTACCCCATGATAGGTAAAGTGTGTCGTTAGCAAGTTTGTCAACATCGGCAGGGTTTAATTCAAATCCCATGTCCCGTGAGGTTTGCTGGATCTTTGCCTTGATTTCAGTTAGAGAAGCGTTCCAGGAACCAGGATCAGATAGGCGTGCAGTTTCTGCCATACGCCATGTTGGTCCGTTAGACTTAAACCAGTTTGTGTTTTCAAAGGTAGCCTTGAACTTGGCTGGAGACCATTGCTCTGCAACTGCTTGGTTAAACAAACTTTGGAGTTCTGGGTTGCTGTTAACTAGGGCAGCTTGAGTTCCGTATTCTGCTGCAAAGTCTGAGGCAGTCTTTACTTTTACCCAACCGCTAGTATCGTTCCATTCGTATGGACCGCCAGTAGCAGGAGCCTTTGGCTTAACCCACTTACCCTTGCTATTCTTTACCCATGCGGCACCTGGTTGTGTTGCCATTAAATGCCACCTCCAACTGGGCCTCTTAGCGTGTCTAACATTGCGTCAAAATAAGTAGTTGCCTTTTGGTAAGAAGCAAACTCTGGATTGGCTTGAGCTTCCTGCTCTATGAATCCACGTGCGTCTACTCCACCAGAAGTAGTTACATTTCCCTTGGCTGACATTTTAGTAACTTCAGGGTTTTCCTTGAACGTGTTATTTAACGACTGGTGCAACATGCGTAGTTCTTCATCGTTAAGTGCACGGCCAATGGAGTTCTGGTAAATGCTATCTGCGGCAGAACGTACCTGTTGTAGGCTGTATTGAGTTGTTTGCTTGCGAGTAGAAGCCATGCTTCCACCGCCACCACCGCCAGTGATAGGTGTTCCAAGTGCGGCTGAAGCATCAGCAACTGAAATCTGGAATCCTGCTTTAGCGGCAGCGTCAATAATTCTTTGTACGTTTGGATCTGCAACCTGAGCAACAACTGCAGGTACAGCGCCTACGCCAGCATTACGACCAGCAGAACGAGCAACTTCACGTGACTGAGTTTCACCAGCAGTAGGGAATTTTCTTTCGCCCTGGCGCATCTGACCTTCGGTACGACCAGTCTCTTTTGAAAGAGTTGTGGCTGGCTTGTAGCCTGGAGGCTCGGTTCCAAATACTTTTACGTACTCAGCAACAATAGGCTCAAGTGCAGCCTGTGCATTAAGAACTGCTTGCTTGTCTTTAGGATCGCCAGTCTTGCCATACTTTTCAATAAGATCTTCGCGCCTGCGATAAGCCTGACCATACTTGTTTGAAAGATTAGTCTTGTTTTCGCTTTCAATACGCTGATCTTGCCTAGCGTTTCTGCCAGCTTCAGTCTGAGGGTTAAGGCGCTTTTCTGTAATAGGTGCACCACGTCGCTGTGAGTTTTCTTGTGCAACCTTAGCAGTTTCCTGCTCACGCTTCTTGCGATCAGCTTCTGCTTTAGCTTGTGCTGCTTTTAATTTGGCAGCACGTTCCCTAGCAGCTTTTTGCTTCTCTTTGTTTTTAGCCTCAATCTCGGCTAACCGCTTGTCTACATCATCGGCCATTACTGAGCAACTCCTTGTGAATAAACGGCATCATAAACCGAATCGTAAGATAACCAACGGTCATACAAATCTCCAAAGCCAATGTCTTCCTGCTTTAGTTTGTTGGCAACCGACTCAAATGCAAACTTAATGTCAGCATTTGCTTTAGCATCAATGCTCTTAGACTCACGTGATGCAAGTGCAGCTTCTGTTGCTGTGCGTATTTCCAGGTAAACTGCAATAGACTTGAATGTTGGATTATCACCGTACTGGCTCATAAACTTTTCATTGTTTACAATAGTCTCAAGACCACGAATAATTTTATTAGTTTTTGATCCATCGGTGTCTAAGTAATCGTCATACCAGGCTGCATTTTCTGCACCAAGTTGAGCAACCATCTGCTTCTTCATTGATGCTAAATCTGCGCCAGCTTTTGACTGTAGGCTAGTTAACCCACGACGTTGCATTTCTGAATCAATCTGAGACATAACCTGACGATACTTAATCCAACCAAGTGAGCGCTCACTGTCTAGGGCAGCTTCTGCTGGATCCTTACGTGTACGGTAGAACTCACTTGAACTTGGAGAAATAGTATTGGCCTGTTGCCACATGTAAGCGGCCTGTGAAAAATCATAAGCTTGGCCAGCATTGGTTACGATACCAATAAGTTTAGGATCAATCACTGACAATTCTGTAATCAAATCAGCGTGTGCTTTAGCATTACCTACAGAACCAATGGATGCAAATGTACCAGTAGTATTCTTTGATAACGATTGAGTAAACTCAAAGAAGTCATCGCCGTAATCCTGCCAGAATTTAGTCTGTGCTTCCATACCAAACTGTTCCTGATACTGTCTCCATTGGTCAATGTAGAACTTGTATGGTGTCTGGAATGTAGGGGCAAATGGAAGGATTAGGTTGGCAACAGTACGCATGTTGTAGTACGCATCTGTCATCTTTTCAATCTCAGCAGCGGTAGCTGCAGGCTGACCCATCTCACGACGCTTGTGCTGTTCAGTAGTCCAGATCAAGGCATAAGTATTTGCATACTGCTGGTTGCTCTGTCCATCTTCCTTTGTAAGCTGACGCTTAACCCAGGTAGGTAGGAACGCACGGACTGCGCTACGCTCTGGTCCGTAAGGAATAGCCCAAGATAAAGTCTTTTCTAGTTCAGGCTTTCTCTTAACCATCTCCGAGATAGGCACTGCAACGTATGGACCTACAGGGATGTGTATTGCTTCACCCTGGAAGATAACGTCTAGTGACTTCTTTTGGATACCCATCTCAGTTAAAGATGTAAGTCCTTTACCAATGAAAGGAACTTTCTTTAGCGACTCAGGTACTTCAATCCAGATGTAGTCATTCATGCTTGCTTCTTCTGGCGGAACTGGGTTGCCGTTCTCATCAGTTGCAATACCTGCACGGTTAGGTGAAGTAAAGATTAAGTTAGCACGGTTGATTGTCTGAGGCTTTTCGTAAGCAATTCTTGCCCATGTCTTTGTGGTGTTTTCAAATGCCGAAAAGAATGGAGAGATCAAACGCATGTAATGTGCCAAGTTTGACTTGCGGTCAATGGTAAACAATGTGTTCTTTAACTGACGCAATGCAACCTTGTGAGTTACTGACATAAGATCAGCTTGCTCTTGAGTAGTTAGACGGCGTTTGTTCAATCCTTCAAACATGTCAATGCGACGCTTTAGCTCGGTCCTGTACATAGAAATGTACAAAGGATGACGTGCCCAAAGATCTTCTGGCATAGATCCAAGGAATCTAAAAATGCCATTAACTATGTTTTTTACATTTCTAACAGATCCAAGATTTAAGTTTTCTTCAAGGATATGTCCGTGAACTGTAGGTAATCCATCAGTTCCAGCGTAGATACCGCGTAGCATCTCTGGTGTAATAGGCGCGTTTTCGGTTGATTCAACCAGTGTTTTACGCAAACTAGCGCTTGGGATGTAACTATCAACAAAGCCTTTAACAGCAGCAACGTGACCATCAATTTCCCAAGGATCTAATCCAAGGCGCTTTGCAACAATGCGACCTTCAGGATCTGACTTAAGCCATCTGGCTACATCAGCAGGATCCATGTTATCCATTAACTTCATGGCTACGCCAGAGTTACGGAACTGGTAGTTAAGTGCGTGTGCCCAAGCCTGGTAGTAGTTTGGTGCATCTGGCTTTACTTCGCCATAGCCAACCTTGGTTAGGCTCTTAGAAACTAATCCAGCATTGTCATCAACTAAAGTATTAAATGAGTTTTCTGCACTAGAGTTTGCTCTGTGAATATCAGCAAACTGTCCACCTAAAGCATCGTCAAGGTCATCATAGTATCCGCCATCAAATGACTTTACTCTCCACTTACCTTTGCCAATCTTGCGCTTTTCTCCACGCTTTGCTGAACTCTTCAAATTTTCAAGTTGAGCAAAATAATCTTCAGCAAGTGATCGCTTATCGTCAATAAGTTTTTCAATTACTCGCATGTCAGATTCTAGCTGTACGTTTGGAGTAGTTGGTGAGTAAACAGAGGAAGCGTTCTCACCATACCAAGCGTTAGCCTCATCGGTGTATTCAGCAAGTGCGCGCTCTAATGTCTGTGCTTCGTAGGCTGAATCAAACTGAGCAATGCCATCGTTTACATACTCATCAAGAGTTTGTCTGCGCCATGGTACTTCAATGTACTGCTGAGGTGACTTGCCATTACGAACAGCCATACCGCGAAGCGATGCTTCATCAAGGAACTGGTAGGCTTCACTTCCTAATCCATCAAGGCTAGCTGCCTCAATACGACCAGTTGAAACAATAGCAGATAGTTCATCTGCATTTAATCGTCCAGCCTTGTATGCTGCCAATACTTTGTTTAACGGAATTAAACCCTTGGTCTCAAGTAGTTTAATGTCGCGGTCATTTAGTCCAAATGCGCTTACTGTTTCTTCTTGCTTGGCAAGGTAGTCCTCGTCAATAATTGCACGATGCTCATCAGTTAAACGCTTTGCTTCAGCCTTAGCGGCCTTCTGGTATTCTGGGCTGTTAAATCCAAGACGCTCAGGAAGTATGCCCTGATCTAGTAGGTTAACTTCTTCATCAGTGTACTTTGTGCTAGTAAATACTGGATCTTCTGGTGGCACAAACTTATTAAACTCGTCAAGTTCTTTGTTGTACTGGTCAGCAATTTCTGCGTACCTTGCCTGCAGTTCGGTAATCTCTGAGTCAACTTTAGTTAAAGAACGAACGGTTGATTCTACTGTGGCAGGGCCAGATGAAAGTGATAAACGATCTACCGTACGGGCAGACAAACTATCTGTAGCGTTAAAGGCCATGTTGCGTAGGCCAGGGCCAAGGTGACGCATAGATGCCATAGAGCCAACGGATGCAGCAATACGAAGCTGTGCTTCAGTGCCGTTACGAATAGTGTAACCAAGGCGCATAAGAACGCCAGCCTTGAACATGGCTTGAAGTATGTCCATAGCACCAGTAAGTTCGTTTCCAATTCCGTAAAGAACTGACAATGGCTTATTTTTTGTGGCAAGTCTATGACGCTTTAATAAGGAATCAAGTAGGTCAAGATCCATCATTGGCAAGTAGTTTGCAGTCTGAGACTCAAACACTGGTGCGCTAATTACGCCACCATCTTCATCAATCATAAATCCGTTTTTACGAAGTGACTCTTGAGCACCTAGACGTGAACGGTAATAGTTCTGGTAGATCTTGTTTGCAAGTTCACGATCAATACCATGCTTTCCAGCAATAGCAGAAAATGCAGCGTTTTCAATGATAGCAATAGCGCGTGCTTTATCTTCTGGAGTTGTGGCTCGGTAATAATTAGCCATCATGCCAGCGGCACGTTCGTCAGTTACACCCTTAAACTCTTTAGGTACATCAGCACCTTCAGGGAAGAAACTGTAAATATCGTCACCAGCAATGCGGTGACCACGGTTAACAAATGCCATAACTTCGGCACTTGATTCGGCTTCGTTAAGGTTAACAATTCCAGCTGGACGTTCGTTACCTACCCAAGATACAACTTGGTACATACGGTGGAAAGGAGTTGGTTGCCATGCTTCAGCACGGGTTGAACCTGCAACAAACTTAGCGGAACGACCTTTAGCAAGGAAGTCATCTACTGCCTGCATTGGACGTGCACCTACGGTGCGGTCAATTACACCACCAGGTGTCTTAGCCATTAGTTCCCAAGCGGCAAACATAGCGTCATTGTTACGCAAGTCTTCTAGTTCTTTTTGAGCATTTTGTACTATGAGTTGATCTTCGTGTGGAAGTTTAGCTACACCTTCTGGGTCGTCAGCCTTTTTAACTAGGAACTCTTGGTAATCATCTAGTACACCCATTTGGCGTTCCATTGCATTACCAATGCTAGCACGAACAATCTTTAATTCTTCAAGCGCACGTGGATCTGCAACTGCTGCTCTAAGCATAAGAGTAGCATCATACACATTATCTGATTGTCCAAGACCATAGGCTAAAGTATCGCGCATTGGTGACTTGCGAACCATTGGATGATTCCAAGCATACTCTGCGCCATTTGCTACAAAATCTTCAACAGGTTTGGTGTACCTAGTTACAACACCATCAGCAGTATCAGCTAAATCATTTATTGCTTTAGCGGTTTTTTGAGCATTGGTAAGTTTGTTAGTTATTAAGGATGATTCGCGTGCAAGCTTGGCAGCTTTACCACCAGCAATAGCCACGTCACCAAAGATCTGGATACCAGTATCTCCAAAGCCTGACCAGAAACGTGGTGCACCAGTAGAAAAGAACTTGTCTACTTCGGCTTCGTCTTCAAAGTTAATTCTATCTACAGCTTGTCGGCCTGGCAAAGCAGCGCCAATACCACCAACAAGTGCCTGACCAAAGGAAGTATCCTGTGCCATTTGGTAGGCTTTATTGATATCTCCGCCAGTTTCACTGGCAGCAAGTATGCCTGTAGTTAGTGGCTCACGGATGTATTCACGATTAAAAGCATCCCACTTCTCAAGTCCTTGCTTGATACCTGGGGTTTCGGCAACATTGGCAATAGGCTTAAGCATTGCCTTTGCCCAGTCAGTGCCAGCACTCTTAAAGGTGTTGGCAAAGCCGTTAAAATCTTCATCATCATTCCACGGTGCGGTTGCTATGTCCCAAAGAAACTTTGGTGAGGCAGCAACTGCGCCTGCGGTGTCTTGGGCTAATGTGCCCAGACGGTCCCAGAAACTCAAATCATCTCCCGCAACTGTCGGATGATGTTGCGTGTTTCAGGTGATGTACTAGAACGGGAAGCGACGTGCATAAGAACTGGCATGTATGCGGCTATTGTAGCCTTAAACTCTTTATCTGCCGCTACGTCCTTAGCACCTAAACCTAAAGCACTCATACCTGGCCCAGGGCCAGCATCTGCACCAGCAGTAACAGGCTCATCAGGGCGCTGTGTTGGTGCGTTAAGAGGTACGATGGGGGCAGGTTCAGGCATCATGCCAGACGCAGCCAAAGGCGCTGCCTGTTGTTGTGCCATGAAAGCCTGCCCCTCACCATACGGAAGACCAGATACGTACTGTGCTGCTTGTGAGTCTGCTGGTCCACCATCGGTACGCTGCGACAATGCGCCTGGGCCTGAAGCTGGCGCTGGGTTTGCTGGGGCTTGATACCCACCTTTTCCTGCCATGATTCTACCGCCTTTTTAATTAAACCGAATGATTTTACTTGCAGACCAGAACACAGTTCTGGACGTTTATTTACTTACTTTGAGCCTTTGCCTGAACCCTTGGTTCCACCTGGCTGTACGCCAAACATAATCTTGCTTGCGCCTGGCTTGGCTGGGCTTGGTGTTCCACTCTTGTGTGGAGCATCGTAGTATACTTTGCCTGCTGAACCTTGGTTCGCTGGCTTCTTTCCTGATCCGAACGCCATAATATTTTCTCCTGTTATCCTGCTGGCATCATTCTTGTAACACTAGAAGCTAGTGTTGGTTTTCCCCTACTGTTTAGACCAGCAAGGAGATATTGAATTGGAGGCTTTCCGCCTACCCCTACCTGACCAGGGGCTACACCAGTAGGTGAACCCGTCAGTGGATTAAGTCCAGAAACACCACCGCCCGCAGCGGCCGCTTCTTCTGGAGAGCCAGGGACTGCAGGCTGCGATCCAGGTGCGGACGGTGGTGGCTCAGGTGCGAAAACTTCAGCTACGATTGATTCAATAGATTCACCCTTTAGGCGACCATCAATGATTGCTGCTAGTTTTCCAATAAACTGTGAAGGATCCTGCCCGCTTTGTACTAGGGCTGGTAACGATTGGGCTAAACCAGATACCGCAGCGAGTAGCGAATCACGCATTTTTTCTACTTCGATCTTCTGTTCTTCCATGGTTACGTTGATTTCCCATGGCATCTGACGACGTAAAAAGTCGCGTGAGATCAACTGATCTCCACGTGCCTGCAAACCAAAGACTAAAGCTTGGTTAGGGTTAAGGCCAGCCATCAAACCGTAGGTAACATCTACTACGTATTCGCCTGCAATGTCCTTAGATGGGGTGTATTCTACCTCAAATGGTGCGCCTGCATCCATGCCACGTACGGTCTTGCGTACGTTCTTAAAGATCTTTTCGTCAACTTCAAAGCAAAGTGACATAACCTCAGTTAATGCTTGGGCAAATACGGTCTGTGCTGTCTTGACCTGAGTGTCAAATCCACCCATAAGGGCTTCAACGCCACGGCCTGTAACAATAGATCCAGACATGTTGCCTAGGCGACCCTCTGGGTAACGTCCGCCAACACGCAATTCTTGGTCTAATGCTGCTGATTCCTGGAACAAACCAGGAGGAACATTAAGATCTACACGACGAATCTTCTCTGGAGAAGCCGAACGGATGGTGGCATCAGGGCCAATCTCCATTACGTTTACATCTGCTGGCAATGCGTACGGTGCTTGTACAGATTTCTGTGCAGCTTCAAGGCTTAGGGTAGCGAAGCGCGAACGCGCCACCTGGACCCATAGAATGTCATCGAACTGACCACGGAACTCTGTATCTGAGTCAATACCTGGGCGTACGGCCATAACAGCCATAATCTCGCCTATAGGATTAGGGGTCTGAGCTAGAACAAAGTTGTTGCGCTCCGATAAGAACAAGATAGTTGCATTTTTATCGTGGTAACGATACATGTCCAAACGAGTTTCATCATTTGTGGTACCCATACGGCCACGAATAACGGACTCATGCTCTGGGAACTCACGCACTAGGTCAGCTACGGTCTTAGTGTAGCGCTTAGTGTAGGAAACTAGACGACCAAAGCGGTCAAAATCTGGGTATGATCCGATAGGATCATCAATGTTAATAACAGGGGTCTTACGTTCGTAGTCAATCTCTACAAGTATTGGCAATACGCCAAAGGTTACGTAGCGATCTGCACCTGTAAACATCTGAGTCTGTAGGCGTGACTGGTCACGGTAACCTGCAGCGATCATTGTACGCTTGTCAGCCTTCTGACGTGCGCGGTCTGATACTGAGTTGGTTGCCGAGCAGTTAAACGCTGGAAGCGGGGCTATAACTTCAGATACGTCGCGTGCTGCAATGTCAATAAAGTTTGCAACCATAGGCTTCGGGTAATCATCTGGGAATAAACCAGGGAACACTTTGTTAATGTTTCCCTTACGTACCTCAAGTACGTCAGCCCAACGAGAGTCCCGTTCCCGCGCCTTATCGCGCAGTTGCTTGACACGCGCAGCGATTTGCTGAATGTCAGCCATTTAGTAACCTCCCGCAGCTAGTTGCTGCTGTAATCTTGAATACTCTTCTAGGTCTACGGTCATACGTTTTGCTAAATCTCTAGGAGTAGCAAAAGGATTACGAACCCAAGTATTACCATGTGACCCCATCTGGTTCACATAATCACGCAACTGGGTTTCTACAAACCACAGTGCCATAGGGCCGTCCTGTTTGTTCTTAGTTCCAGGTGCCCATGTAATTAGTTGCTCAATGAGCGCTTTAACGCCCTCGTTATCTGTACGAGGTAATTCAATAAGGCTGGATCCCTTGATGTATTTTCCCGCCTGGTCCAACTGACCAAACAGGGGTCCAAGGGAAGCAACGCCATACTCCAAATCCATTTTATTAGCACCCGTGTAGTGGCTAATAAGTCTAATACCGCGAGAAGCTAAGAACTGATTGATCTGTTCGTCCTGAGTTAAGAACAACTGGAAGGCGTTCTTCTCAATAACCCATGCTTGTGGGCTATACTTCTCAGTCCACGTCATAATAAGTTCACGAATACGTTGCGGTGTGGGTGCGGGCATACGTGACGCATCAAGTAAATACCGTTTTTTTGTCGTTCTATCAGCCGACACCACAACACCGAACGTGTCACCCGACATAGCGGGATCTAAGCCGCATACTGTATAGAAACCATTAGTTTCTTTAGGGTGACCTGCGGCACCAGCGATCAGCTGTCCGCAAGCTCTCATACCATTAACAGATCCACGTACTGCTTCGGGAGAAAACACCGATTCAGACTGTACGTCTTGCTGTTGGTAAACCATTGCCCAGGTTTTAGGGTCTAGAAGTCCTCGTCGTTGTCGGAGTCTAACTCCATCCCATCGAGGAAAGAAGCCATCTTGGTCAGGATCAACGGGATCGTTAGCCCAAGGGCGGTCTGAACGCGGCCAAAGAGTGACCCATTTATTCGGATCATCGTTGAACTCCAAAACGGCTGGCATTGCTAGGTACGTCCAGGGGGACGCACCGTCAGGGTAGCGATCTTCGTTACGAATCTCGCGGTATAAATCTACTGGGTCTACACGGGTACCCACTACAAGGATTTTACCTGTAGGTCCTACACGTGTTAGAACTTCTTGCTGGATCCAACGGATCTGTTTTTCGTACTCTCCAGCATTTGCCAGAGTAACTGTGTCATCGAGGATGATGAGATCTGCACGGGCACCGTAGATCTGCCCGCCAATACCCAAAGCTTGAAGTGTCGGATCCTTTTCACCTGAATCTCGCTCAAGATAAATTGCATCCGCAGTCCACTTATCTGACGTTGCTTTGAAACCGTCAGCAGGAGCGTAACGTCTTTGTAGTTCCGCGTAGGAAGGGGAGGTAAGGCGCTGCTTAACCGCATACAAGAACTCCTTGGCCATTTCCCTAGTCTTGGAAACTACCTTAATACGGATGTTGGGATCTGTACAAATACGGTAGGTAATGTAGTCAATCGAGACCGTCATAGATTTGGCGTGCTCAGGCGGCATGTTGACTAATACGTACTGCGGCAATCCTGCCTCGTACGTCATTGATTCATGTACCCAGCGTGGAGGCCGATTCTCGATCAGGTCCACCACATTTAACTGGTGACCAAAGGTCACCGAGTTCAAATACTTGGATCTAAATTCCTCGAAGGTAATCTCTTTGTCTTCATCCGAGATATGGCCCTTACGTTGCTGTACAGCTCGCATGAGCTTAACAGCGCGATTAAATTCAGGGTCGGACTGGATGTAATAGTAATACGTCTTCTCGGACTTGTTAACTCCAGCGCAAGCATCTGCTACCGAGAAGCCATCCTGGAGCAGGGAAAGTAATCTTTCCTTGGCCTGGTCAGCAGTCAGCGTACCAACGGTACGATGCTGCGAATTTCTCTTAGGGCTAGACATTGTGCCTCCATGCTTTTACTCCCAAGGGAAAGCCTGGTTAGTAGTAGTCCTAGAATAAAACCTTGGTAGTGAAAAACCATTTTTATACGGTGAGCAAGCGAAGCTTGCGAGCCGTCACGGTCCGTTCCACTGGCGTTCCACGAACCGTAACAACCGTGAAGGTTCGGGGCTTCTAGGGGCGAAGCCCCTCACTAATACTAAGGGGGGGAAACTAATGCTTTACCACGCATTTTTACAAAAAACTTTTATAACATTTTGGTAACGTGCTAAAAACCCTTTAATTACAACGATTTTATAGTAGCTACTTTAGAAAAAATATTTCACTGGATACTATACACCACATGTATCACGTATTAAAAACCCGTGGGTCGTTGGCTTGGTTGGCCTGTGTGTGCAGGCATACCCCCCCATAGTTCAGGCAGTGCCCCCCGTGCCACTTGCAGGGCAGGGCGTGCCGTGTCTGGGGCTGGGCAGGGTGCAAGTTGTGGCTAAGTGTGCCGTGTGTCTTGTTAGTGACACGGGTGCTAATAAAATGGATTTGGAGTATGGTGTCGCTTCACTTGGACCCTTGTTTGGTCAGTTGGACCAGGCAGGAAAGTACATTAAGGGATCCAGCCTTATTGAATTACCTCGTACAGATAACGAGGGCGTTAAAGCGCTCATTGAGCAACTAATAACATGGGCACCTGGAACTAAGAACAAACAGGATGGCCCTATGGCACTGTGGTTTGTAGAAACCCAGTTGCGTGATTATGTGAACCAGATGGGGTCACATGGTAATACTTGGGTT